AACCCTCGGAAGCAGAGGACAGGCGACCTACCAAAGTATTGCCTGAATCCACTTGAGCCTGTAATGTAGCCAAGTGAGCAACAATCATATAAAGCAATATTTTACGCTTCTTTAAATCCTTAACGCATGATTTGTCAGTGTTATTGAATAACAATTCCGCTTCATAGAAAAAGGATTCAAGTTGAAAGTCGGTAGAGGTAATTTTAGGATAAAGCTCCCGAAATTCCGCTACTACAAACTCGACTACATTATCAGTCATGGATTATCCTATGAGTGCTTTGGTGGCGTAACATTAACCGAGATAGTAGCCTCTGCAAAAACCAAAGGTTCTAGCTTCTTAATCGCTTCGATAATCTCATAAGGCTCTTTCCCATTTTGAAGCATAGTCAGCGTTACTGATTCGCGCCATTCTTGTTTAGTCATTTACTTAACCTCATCACCGTTTGGTTTTTCCAAGCCTTCCGCTTTGGTTTTGTTAGCGACTTTCTCTTTCGCTTGAGCTTTCACTTCTTTGCGCTGTTCATTGGCAAAGATAAAGCCTTTAGTCACTAAGTCATGGTTTTTGTTTTGAACTAGCCAAGCATCCCATAACGCCTTTGGTACATCGTCAGTAATACCATGACCGCCAAAGATTTCACTTGAATCAATACGCCAGTCGGGTACTTGCAACCCACTACAACTGTTTCAGACATCTGTAAAACTCCTTTAAAGTTAAATCATTGTAGCATAAAAAAGACTCCATGTTTTGGAGTCTAGTTTAGCATTGATTTAAAAGGATTCTATTCGTCTACCCAATACACTGCAATAATCTTTCATGTGTTTTAATTGCTCGTCAAGGCGATCTATCTCCTTTTGATACACATTATTGTTTGAATTTAAGAAACTAATCAATGAATCAATTTTCTTTTGCAGTGAATTTCTCTCTAAAATAACTCGCAACTGGTAATCTTGTAACGGTTTAGTTGTATCAATATCAACAATATCAACATCAGTGACTCTTGCTACTACAGAAAAATCACACAAAGCCTCTTTATTCTTGTTAATAATATCCACCGCTTCTTGTGAAGTTTGATATTCATACGCTCCAAACAAAACAGGTATTGTTTGAGCATTACCTCTATACCCTAATCCGCAGTAAAATTCCTTTGTATTATTACACTGTATTAAATATTCTACTGACATCTCAATCACTCCTATAAAGTAATCACATTATGATGCTATTATGTTATCAATACAACCGATACCCAATAAAAAAGCCCGCCGAAGCGAGCCATTTTACTAATCTGTTTTATGGCGCATCGTTCGCAACAAGCATACCTGCAATCAACAAAGGACGGTAAACAATCGCGCCATTTGTGCCTTGCATGCGTTTTTGATCATAACCTGAGTGACGACGGAACAATGGGAATACACGCATCTTTTCAGTGAAAGATAATTCAACTGTTGGTTGACCATCGTATGAATCAGCAATCAACTGAATTTGTTGGCCTGCTGCTGTAGCATACTCAGGAACAACAACAAACTTCAGGTTAGGGAAGTTTTTAGTCAACTGATCCGACACGTTCACGTTGTACATGTTAGTTTTCGTGAAGTTCGCTTCCAATTGTGGTGGTAAAACCATTGTCATAGGCGTATCACGCTTAACAAGACCATCACCCTGCTTAACAAGTAGCGCATATAACTTTTGAACAGCATCAAAGATAGCTTGAGCATCTTTAGCGCCCCAAGCAGTGTCAGTAGTCGATGGCAGTAAGTTAGGATCGTTAATCAAACCGTAGTTTTTAAGACCACTCACACCAAAGATATAAGACAAGTTTTGGAAACGGTTTAATGCTGTTACAGAAGCAATTTGCTTGCGCTCTGCCCAGTTTAAATTAGCCTTGCCTGCAATTTCCGCTTCACGATCACCAACACGAATAATTGATTGATAGTGGTATGGGTTGCGTTCTGGATAGTTGACGTTCGTGTCAGCCATTCCATTTTCACTGAAGTCACCATAAGAAGCCACTTCGCCATCAGATTCAGCAAGCGCAAACAATACGGTTTGATCAGTCCAAGAACCTTTTTTCACCTCACCAAATGCTTCAGCAAGTGGAGTAGGGGTTAAAAGAACCTCAATAACTTTAGGGTCAACATAAGTTGTGAATAACGATGGTACGCCTGCCGATGGTGCTGTAATAGCTACAGACTGAGCATCCATTGCAATTTGAGCGCGTGCTTGTGGTGTGAGTTATGACCGGCAAGAGTAGCACCCGCATCGGCAACTAGAACGCCTGTAGTGTCATTTGCAAATACGTTCTGACCAGATGTAGCACCTGCTGCGAAACGAGCAAAGAAGTCACCACCATCGAACAGCTCAACTTCAAAACCACCACGAATTGTCAAAGAAGATTCTTGACCCGGTGTTAATACAGTTGCAGTATTGGCACGACGAACAAAACCACCACGTGTCAATGAGCCTTTAACGTTTGAAGCAATACCTGTAGTATCATCCACCCAAGCAAAGCGACCAACAATAACTCCAGCAGAAGCAGCCTTGTACTGACCACCTGAAGCATTAAGTAATGAATGATATGGGTTAGTTGAGGCGAAATCCCCTTCTACCCCGACTGGTAATGTGCGGTTAATCCGTGATTGAAAACCTGACATTTAAATCCCCTTATCCGAAGCGTTTAGTTAATGGATCATCTTCAAAAGATGCAGCATCCATAGCCGTTTTAACTTGCGGCTGAGCTTTTTGTTTAAGCACTAAGCCAACCATTGATTTGTATGCAGAAGAATGAACACCTTTAGTTTCTACGCCTGATTTGTCTAATGCATGTTTGAATACTGCTTCCGCTGAATCCATAGCAACCACACCAACCAAAGGCTTAACCATTTCACGAGCTTCAAACAGTGCGGTTACGCGAGCAACAGCTTGATCTTCTGCGGTTTTAATTGCAGCATCCATAGCAGCTTTTGCTTCTTTCTTGTCATCCTTTTTCGCTTCACGATCATCTTTGTCGGTATCTTCTAGCTTCTTGCGTTCAGCATCTGCTTTTTCACCTTCATCTTCATCATCAGCAGTTTCTTTTTCATCTTCCTCATCTTCAGCACCGACCATTTTTTCAGCTTCTTCGGTATCTTCCGCAGTAGGTTCGATGTTTTCAGCAACCACGTTCACAAGCTCTTTGATTTCTTCGGGCGTTAAGTCCGCGTCCATCGCAATGCCTTTTTTCTTCAAAATAGCCATAGCGCCAGTATTAACTTTTGCTAATGCCCCTTTTTTCAGTTTCATATTAAACTCCATAAGTTTAGGTAGAGCATCTGCTACTAACGCATCACGCCCAATTCGACCACGTTTAACGAGTGCAACGTGATTACCTCGAATATTCGTCATAATACCATCATAGGGTTGACCTTTGAAAGTACCGCTTTCCATAACAGGATCGTAGAAGTAAGATGCGGATAATTCAGCAAGTTTACCTGATTCAATTAGGTTGATCGCTTCTTTATCCCACACGGTTAATGAGCCTTTTACATCATCACCAACCATTTCAAGATTTGATCCGATTGTACCCGCAATAGATTCCTTTTGCGGATCTTCAGCAGAAACAAAGATGTGTTTTAGAAGTAATTGCTTTTCGCCAAGCGTGTGCATCCCTTTTTTCAATTCTTCAGGATCGCGCAGCATGTTATAGACCTTGTTTGGATCAAGCCCTAAACGCTCATAATCGGGAATTTCGCTGCCATAGTAAGGATTTACCGCAGCTTTGGTAATAATGGTGCTGTCAACAATAAGATGCCCGTTATCATCATAAGAACGTGCAGAAGCCTTATCGAAAGCAACCATTGAATCATTTGCTAATCCTGCTTCACGATAAGCAATAGCTTTAGCTTGATCAGGTGAATGTCCAGCATTGATTAATTCTTTGATATTTGCAGAGATAACTTCTTGCGAACTTCCTTTCTTGAGTGGCATCTTATGTACCGCTTATAAATAAAATTGATAATAGCATGAATGATGGGCAATAAAAAAGCCCTCAAAGGGGCTTTAAATTTTTAGATCCGCACAAATCAACAGATCTATTCCAATTTCTTTCAAAAGAGTCCCAAGAAAATACCCAACCCTTATCAAAGAAAAAATAATAAACAAATGTAATGTTTGTTAACTCAGAATAAACCGTTGTGAAGTGTGTTGCTCCACTTGGGGCTTTCTTTTTTATTTCAACATGATTCATATTAATTTTCCTGTATAGGTATCAATTTTTCATAATCCAAAATAGCATCAATCCAAGACCCTTCGTTAAACACCTTATCAAAACCAAATCCAAAATAAAATGAAATACAGTATTTAGTAATGTCATTTTCAAAAAAATAATGAGTGCAGCCCTCTGGCGCATTCTTTCTAATTTCTTCGATGTTCATATCAACCTCAATTCTTTTTCCAAACCCAATAGATAAACAATAGGGATAGGATAATTATGACACCACCAATCCCATTGAATGCTTTTAAAACCGACTTAGCTAAATAATAGGTCACGAATGCCATTATGATTAGTGTTGCGAATTCTGGCATCACAACCTTCGATAGTTATCAATATTCACACCTAAAGCCACATACCAATAGCCTTTATATCGCATGGTATATCCTAGATGATTTGTCATGTAGAAAACTGGCTTTCCATTTTCAATGTCGTAGTGTGTAGCCCCTTGCGGAGCTTTTGCGCGTAGTTCAGATGGGGTCATTTTTTATCCTCAACAGATTGCTTTATTGCTTTCATAGAAACAAAATTAAATAACTCTGTTTTTTTATCAAGATATGATTTGTCATGTGGGTCGACTCTTGGCTCAGAGTTTTGAATATAATCATTCATCATCTTGCGACACGCAAAGAATAAGAAAGTTGCACCAAATGCCCAAATAGACAGTAACGCAATAATAATATTTTTAATCATTCAACTGATCCCAGCATGGCTTTGTAGGCTTTTTCAGCGCACCTATCAACCTCTGCGGTTGTTGTTCCAAAGTTATCAAAAATAACATCCCCTAAATTACTTAAACAGGCTTTGCTTGCCTCTAAAGGCACCATCTTATATCCTTCCTCTTCACGTAGTCTAAGATATTCATCAAAAACATCATCAGGAAACGGAATATTACTTCCTGATCTTAAATTTATGTATGCTTGCTTAAACAATTCTCTTTCTCTCTCAAGATTCATGGTTTTCTCCTTTTAGTATTTTAATAACTTCATCGACAATCATGCTCCAAGGATCATTATTTTCTTCAAACTCCTTTAGAGCATCATCAATCCTCTTCTTCAACTCATCCACCTCGGATTGTCGGGATTGTGCGCCTGCTTTAAATGATATTTCAGCATCGTAATAATTTTCTATATTCCACGAGTTTTCATTATACCAATCATCAAAACTACTCATCTCTCACCTTCCAAACACCACACAACAAACAGGGAAAATAAATAGGCTTATTCCGAAGATTAGAGTTGCTTTATCCATGTTCTAATTCCTCCTTCCGCAATTCATCTTGTGTTTGTTGGTCGCCTAGGGGTAATAAATATTTGGCAGAACAACGACCTTCCATAATTAAATTATTTGTATCTTCTGCCACCAGGAATCTATTAGCTTTTACATGCCAAACATCATTAAACCAGTTCCCATTATGATCACAATCACGGCCAATATATTCCTCAAGTGATACTATATCACCTGTTATTGTGTACACAGCCAACCCACCAACTTGCAATCTGCTCATCTCAAACCCTCCATTCGATACGTGTATTTTATTGACTATGGGTAAGTGCGTCTAATGAATAATTTTTATGAATTGGTGGGGAAAAGAAAACCACTCAGGAGAGTGGTTTGTTTTACTCAATCTAACTTTGGTTTTAGTGTATCTACAATTTCACCATATTCATTTTTCACATAATATGGCAATTTATTTTCCATATTATACTTGAGTTGAAATAGCTGATTAATTACAACATCAAGGCTTGCTATGTTATTAAAGTGCATAACAGTTAAAACCTCATCACTGTTTAAATATCTATCTTTAGATATTGTTTCACCAATAATTCCACCTCCATTCTTTCCAATAATTAACGAATACCTATCTTTATGACAACCTTGCATAACCTCAAGTTCGCCAAATCCAAAATCTAATTCTAAAGCATCTGACATAATAACCACCTCCAAAAACCATATTATAAACCATCACAAACTTAAAAAATAATCAGTAATTCTTATATAAAAAAGACTCAATTAAGGGATTTGTTTTTTCTTTATTTTATGAAAATTTGTGTGTGTAGCATGAAGCCACAACTTTCCATTATAGTAAGCATGACCATTCTTTATTTCAAAGAAAGTTTTAACACCACTTATAAATGCATAATGTGTATTCATTTGTAAAAACCCTTATGCTTGTTCTCATAGAACCACTTGATAGAAAAATCAATCTTCCAACCATAATCAGTGGCAACCTTGTTTTTTTGATAATCTCCAAGCAATTCGGATAGCTCAGAACTATTTAATTCATTAAATGACTTGCGAATTTTTTAACGCTCAAACTATTTGCTGTGTTTACAATTATTTTTTCTAATTTCATTTCATTTTCCTTTCATTGTTTCGTTTCGATAAAGCTATATTAATAAAAATAACGCACTCCGACTAATGAAAAAAAGTTATGAATCATGAAACAAAAGAGAACCCCTGCAAATATAAGGGGTTCTGGTTAGCCTACTATGCCGTCAATTACTGAATGAATAAGGTTTTTCGATAACTTCAACAGTAAAATTATGCCCCTTACGATCAAGATAGTAATTTATTGCTTCTTGCATAGTCATTCCTTCTTTACGCCTTCTATCAAGGGATGTTCTTGATAATCCAAATTCCTTTATGAAATCATCAAGCTTATATGATTTGCTGTCTTTTATAATTTCAAACATAAGTTTTTGATAAGGGATTTCTATTGCTTGCTCTGTAGTCATTCCTTTTTTTATTCTTTGGCTTAGCATAGCTCTGGTTAATCCATATTTTTTAGCCATATCTGCCAAGCACAAAATCTCGCCCTTATACTCCAACCAAACAGTCGCACCACGATTTAAAGTTTGTAGCTTTGGGGAAGCCCATCTGCAATTCCCTTTGAAATAACCTTTTGAGTTATCAATCCTATCAATTGTGGTGTTATTAGGACGCTCCCCCATGTCTCTAAAAAAGGATTCAAATGAGTTATTCCATTCATCACAAACTTTAATACCTATAGCACCATATTTTGGGAAATTATGCTCTTTAGGATCATTGCATCTTCTTCGCATTGACACCCAAGATTTATACGTTCTTGTGTATGACATATCATGGGTAATATTTTTTAACTTACTTGTTTGGCATCTACAGCTAACCGAAGTTCCAGCGGTTAGCATGGAGCCTCGTAATATTTTTTGTTTACCGCAAATGCACTCACATAAAAACATCCTATGACCATGTTTAGATATTTCAGTGAGTTCTAATACTTTCCAATATCCAAAAGTTTGACCTGTTAAGTCTTTTGCCTTACCATTAACAGCCATACATACACCTATATAAAATTAAACTAGACATTTACATTTTATATTATTTAGGTGTATGTATCAACCAATAATTCCATCTATGACGGCTCTTGATGTACAACGGCAATTCACGAGGGTCGATGGCATGACCCAAGCTCCATCGAGATACAATCCCTTATCAATATCAAACTCTTTCCCGTTGGCTTTAACATGGCTTGGTCTAGGTTTCTTTCCTGCGTGACTGTGCATCCAAATCGCTTTAGTAATCCCCAGCTCCTTACGCCTAGCCATCTCAATAACAGCATTCGCTTTAGCACCTTGATCACGCGCAATCAACTTAGCCCGATTCTCTGTAATATGATGAGCATGTTGTAATTCTTTCGCCAGCGTGCCTAAATCAAAACCACCCTTAACACTAGCCCAAACTGATTGCTCAACCTTGCCAAGATACTGCACGCCAATGGATTTAATTAACCCGACATTCTCACCTATTGAAGCCTTTAACGCTTCCTCAGCAAATGGAGTTAATTGCAATCTGACCGTAAACCCTGCCTTGCGCAAATGTTTCTTTAGTTGCTTGTCGTAGTTATGCACCGACTTAGTGACAAACAACTCAGCCACTGTCTGCGACAAGGCATTCAACCGATTATTCCACTTGTCCATTAGGTAATCTATGGAATGACCTAGCCAATCACTAAACCCATCCATAGCCACAGTGTTAGACTGAGCCTTATAGTTATCCATGATCAGCGTATTTACCTCTGCACGCATCTCATTGATAACTTTCATAAGCTCTTTTTTGTACCATCGTTCAATCCCTAAATTGGGGTGAATCGGTGGTAGTGTGGTTGGTTTTTTCTTTTTCATTAAAAAGCCCTCGTGTTGAGGGCTAGTTTACCATTATTTTAATTAATATTTGATGCTTACATGTGGAACTTCATTTTTAGCAATCATTGCAATAATTGATTTTGCTTGGTCTTCACTAATTCCAGATTTAAGAAATGCTGCAACAATTGAATTTTGATTTAAAATTTGTAATTCGTTTGACATTTTTACTTCCTCCTAAAAAGTAATACGACTATACAACCAATTCCCTGACTAAACTAATGAATATTTTTTATATAAAACCAATTATTCATAACCAATAAAAACCCCTCTTTCGAGGGGCTAGAGTTGTCAAATGTAGTTACTCCGCGTTTATTGTATCATCTTCTTCATTGAAATTTAAATCAGGCATATCTGGGATATCCTTAACATCAATAAATCCATAGCCTGAATGCTCATCCTGTCCGATACGTTGACGCTCATCTTCTTGGGATAGTACACCTGCTTCGATTAACGCGCCTGCGGTCTGTGCTTTCTTGAGATTAACGTCTGCCTGTTCGTTATCGTCCATCTGTTTCAGTGAAGCGAACTCAAATACAATGTTATTGTCAATCTCGCCAAACAATGATGCTTGCACAAGGCGAAGAATCTTCATCATTTGCGGAAGAATAAACGCATTTTGAAGTGATGCAATCCAGTCGTTATAAACGCGAATCTCGCCATCACTGGAAGCATTTAAACCAGATGGGGTAATACCTGTTAGCTTCACTAGTGGAGTGTGACTAGGCATTGCCATTAACTCTTGAGATTTAGCCCATAGATCAACCAAACCAGTCATCGGAGTGTTGATCTGCATTAAATCCTCACCTTCCATATCCATCAATAGGATATTCAGGTTGTCGCGGAACTGGCTGAGAATCTGCGTGCGCATGAGCAACTGGCTCGCACCTTCTTCACCACCTTGTAGGATGGTTTCCATATTGGTTTTAAGGGCAGTCAAGCTAAACTTGCTGATCAGGTCGCTAATAGAGTCGGTATCACGCTGGAATCGTTCCACATACGGCTTCATGATCTGAATCATGGAAACGCCACCGAAGTTATAGGCAGGCTTCAATAAGTCAGGTACTGGACGAGTAACCAGTGTTAACAATCGATCTTGGTGAACATTCACGCCCTGAACAAACCAATTATTTACTTTGTAGAAATCAAATTCTAGCGGATTAGAAGCATTAAATGCAGCAGGGGTAGAGTGTATCGGCTCAATTAAAATAAAGCCCTCTAGCCCACCTTTAGGCACGTTCTCATAGACTAATGGCAGGTCGGTCTTATCATCCTGTCCTTTAATCTTAACAAGCAAATGAGACATACCAAAGATGCCTTCATTCTCAATATGCTTTCGCATGAGATTGCGAACATCAAGACGTTCTAATTCTTCAGTGATCTTTTGAATCTTATCTGCCGACTCATCATCACCATCGCCCTTAACCTTGACCTTGCCCCATTCACGTGTCATTTCTAGCGCATTGGTTTCAGGAACATTTCTATAGTCGCCTGATTGAGCCATGATTGTGAGAATAGGGTAGCCAATAAAACCACCATAGAATGACGGGTCTGTATTAGCAAATGGAGCAATACTATTGCATGAGTCCATCGCCACCGCTGCTTTTTCACCTTTAGGCAATACGTGTGGCATTGGCTTATGTGGCTCATATTGCTTAATAGGCTTAGGCTTGGTCATTCGGTTAACCAAAGCATGGCTAGCCTCAAGCAATTTTGTCTGACGCTCTAATGCTTCAACTTCACGCTGACGAAGGGTTTTCTTTTTATTCATTGGCTGTAATCTCATCATAAAGCGAAAGGGTTAGCTCAAGCGCCAATAAATGTTGCTGATGATGAGCAAGGCTTCTAACACACTCGTCATACCAAACTGGATCAGAACCATCCAAAACACCCTTAGCATAAGGCTTGCATTGCTCTCTAATTTGTTTAATACGATCTAGCAGTTGTTCTTTATTCATCTAAAATATTCCTTGTAAGGCGTTAGGGTTGATGTTTAGCCCTGAATTAATTGACGCAAAACTCATCACAAAAGCGTCTGCCTTGTTTGGTGATGGGATGCCACGCTTCTTCATATCTTTCTTGGATTCGACTCCAACCTTGCCGTTATCATCATAAACAATCATTGGTCTACTCAATTCCGCTTTCAGATATTCTAGCTCTTTTCCCAGCCTTTCTCTATCAAGACTAATTAACTGATCTTCAGGAAATTTATCACCATACTCTATAGCGCGCCATGTATTGTAAAATCTGTCACGACAAGCCCACCACATTTGAGCCTTAATGTTTCTAAAGAAGTCCTTATTCTTTCGATCAAAGTATTTTTGTTCAGGTTTAATTACTGCGCCTCCCGCGTTAAATCCAACACACTTAATATTTCCAGTCTTCCTATTAAGATGAGCCTTAACACCCGCACCCATACCAATACTATCGTAAATCAACTTATTCACTTGTTGCTCAATGGCCAATGAGTAAGCATGATCTGAACTAAATATAATGTCACCCTTTTGCGTCCACTCAGCCACTGAAGTAACAACCGATCCATGACGAACAACTATAGCTGAAGCATCCTCACCCTCATCAGCAACGTCAAAGCCCATCACCTTTTCACCACTAGCTGAGAATCCTAAAATCTTGTGAGCATCAACAGCAGCTTGAATCCATTTAGGCTTAATGATTGCGAACTCACTATCCGCAACAGGCTCACCCTCCCAAATATGCAAATACAAGTCATAGTCACGTTTTTTGCATTCTTCCATTTCACCAGGAAGTGGAGAATCCTCAAAGTGGGGATTATTGTTGTAGTTCGCTTTTAGGATGATTGAATTTTCAGGAGGATTAACAATGAATCTTTGATAGGTATCATCAAGAATATTCTTAGGGTTAAATGATACCCATATTTCTGAGTTCTTATCGCCACGAATAGAGGGGATTAAAATATTCCATGAATCAGCCGTTACATTCTCAGCCTCTTCCACCCAGCAAACCCCAACACCTTGAACAGATTTAACTTTAGTCGGGTTATTGCGAATACCCATAAAAATAAAGGTTGCACCAGTTCCCTTGTGAATAATTGTCTGCTTCTGAATATCAAACTCATCCGTATACCCAAGCCTATCAATTGTCTCAACTAACAACTTATGCACAGAATCAGCAATTGAACCTTGAAACTCACGAACACAAAGAATAACTGTCTTAATCCGTCTAGCAACCTCTACTCCAAGCTCACCAAAGAAGTAGCTCTTTCCTGACCCACGACCACCATAAGCGACCTTATATCTAGCAGCCTTTGCAAACGGCTTAAAATATGGATTAGCCATAATTACTCATCATCAAAAATAGATGCAATGGATTTAGTTTCAATCTTGGCTTCTACATTTAAATCTTGCTTATCAGCCAATCCCTCAATACGAGCAATAATACTGCCATTCAAATCACCACAAGTCGCACCATCAATATTCCAAGCGGTCATATATGCTTGATATTCATTGAAGATAGCCGAAAACTCAGGCTTTTTAGAGTAATCTTTTAAAGTTGAAAGACCAATATTTAAATGAGCAGCCCAACCATATTGCGTCATTGGCCTTGAATGAGGAACTTTTTTATAAGAAATCTCACCTTGAAAAGCAGCCGTAATGGTTTTTAGAACAGGATTATTCTTAACCCATTGAATATAATCTCTGGTCATTTCTTCAAATTCTTCAGGACTTTCAAAAGCCACAGGACGACCGACTAAATCAGCCATGATTATTCACCACTCATGCATCTTTTATAAAAATAAAACCACTCAGAAACAGTTTCATTTTTATAAGCACCACCAAAGAAAAGAAATATTTTGTCATCCGAATAACCCATACGAATAAAGGAATCGTATTGATCAGTCTCTCTAAATAATTTTTCAAATCTAGCTCTATTTAAACCAGCCATACTTCCCTCCTTAAAACCTCAATATACCACAAAACTACAGGCAATAAAAAACCACTGCTAGAGTGGTTTTAGAAATTCTCTTATTTTCCAGTTAGCGCAAACCCACCAACCACCACCATTATATAGCATTAACCCAATATCACCATCCTTAAAATAAAGAATCTTATTGCAATTTGAACACATATAATATACTGCCCCATCTGGCGCATTGTCTTTAATTTGTTTGGTGGTCATATCGGATCTGCCTGAAAATAACAATTACACTTACTCCATATCTGTTTTGATTCATCAAAATAATATGGGAATCCATCAACGTATTTTATATAAACTAGCCCGAGAAACATAATTCTATATTTATGCGTTGCACCGCTTGGAATTGCACTCACTTCTTAACCATCCCATTAAAATCAGGTTTTGCCCTCTGCCAATATCCATTACATAAAAGATACCAGCACCCATACTCACACAACCAATGCTCTTTATGCTTTGATTGCCAATGCGTTGCGTCATTCTTATCAGCCTTCACCCTCAACCCTCCCACAACGTCTGCACTCTTTCACATCTTCACCAATAACATTCTGACCATATTCCCACTTATGTTGAATAAGAAGGCAGATAATAAAGTTAATCATTGGATGCTCCTGTTATTCGGTTTAATTCAGATAGCGCATCAGACAATGCTAATCCATAATCACTATGTTCAGCAATTTCACATCCAGTTTCAAGATATTCTTTAATATCATTTAAGGCTTGCTGCAACCTCAAAATCTCAGCTTCCTGTGAAGCGATTATTGTGTCCTTGTCAGTCATTATATCAACCCCCATCGAATAGCCAAACTTCCATTAATTCCAATAACAATTGCGATTGCTGCTAAAATCATTTTAATTCTCCATACAATATCTAATTGCATTTTCTATCCAATTAAATGATTCAATCAAAACACCATCTTTACAAACATCAAATGGATAATCTACATCATCATTATCAAACTCAATATAAAATCCATTTATCTGTATAACATCTTCATTAAAAGCAACTTCAACCTTGATCATTTCACCACCTCCATCTTACCCTTTAAAATCTCATTCAAATCATCACGTTGTTTTTCTGTTAACCCTATTGTTTGACCCTTAACGATGCAAATATCAATATCACACTGATCAATGATCACACTCGTATTTTCAACAACTAAGTATCTAAATGGACGATCAACATTATTCTGTGGATTTGAATCAATATTCACTTCAAAAGATTCAATCTTTTCCTCTGCTGACATATAGCAAGTGACTACTGAATTACCCACAACCAAAGTAAAGTACACCTGTTTTTTATCAAAGCAAAAGTCCACATCTTCAATTTTAAATTCTGGTAATTGTAAATAAAACATTTCGATTCCTCCTATCGATAAATACATATTACTCATTATTCTTTGCTGTGACTAATGACTTATTTTTATGAATC